CGGGGGAGTGCGATCCACCGATCCCGACACAGCTCATGAAGCTGCTGTCAGTGTCGATGCTACCAGACTAGAGAAGGTCGTCTTGGAAGCCTTCAAAACCGCTCCAAACGGGCTTACAGCGGATGAGTTGAGCAAGCGTGTAAACCTGCCTCTCAACACCCTTACTCCTCGCATAGCGCCTCTTGTCAGGAAGGGATATCTCATGCCAACAGGAAAGCGTAAAGGGTTGTCCGGTCGTTCACAACGGGTTCACATTTATGCAATCTGAACAACGAACAGACGAGTGGTTCGCAGCGCGGCTAGGTCATGCCACCGGATCTCGGGCCAGCGACATACTTGCTGGCAAGGATACGATGGCCAGGAAGGGATATGTCACCCAGCTTGTGACGGAACGGCTGACAGGACGATCACAGGACTTCTTCACCAACGCCGATATGCAGCGCGGCATTGACGTTGAGCCTATCGCACGAGCAGCGTATCAGGCTAGTCACGAATTGGTGGACGAGACGGGGTTTGTCAAACACCCGTTGATACAGTGGTTCGGTGCGAGTCCTGATGGGCTGGTTGGCAAGGATGGGCTGGTGGAGATCAAGTGTCCACGGTCAACAACTCATCTGGAGTACATCCAGGCTAAAAAGCCACCGTCAAAATATATACCGCAGATGCTGGCCCAGTTGTCATGCACTCAACGCAAGTGGGTAGACTTTGTGTCGTTCGATGACAGGTTCCCTGTTCATCTACAGTTGTTTGTTGTTCGGTTTGAACCCAGCGCGGAGGAACTGGAGAAGTTCGAGAGCAAGGTCAAGGAATTTTTGAACGAAGTCAACAACCTTATGGAGCAACTATGCCCATCGCATACGAAGTGATCGCTACCACCGGAACCTACACCAACAAAAGCGGAGAGGAGAAAAAACGCTGGCAGAAGATCGGTGTTGTCATGCAGACAAAGAACGGTCTGGCTCTCAAGATGGAGGCAGTACCCGTCAACTGGGATGGCTGGGCAACGCTGGCCGAGCCTAAACAGCGAGAGAACGATGCACCATTCTGAGGTAGACCACCCAGCGCACTACAACAAAGGTGGTATTGAGTGCGTCGATGCGATAGCGGTTGCAGTATCAGACTTGCAAGGCATGGAGGCTGTATGCACCGCCAACGCTATCAAATACTTGTGGAGGTGGAAGCAGAAGGGAGGAACGCAAGACTTGCAAAAAGCCAAGTGGTACATCGACAAAATGCTGTCATCACTTGACAGCTAAATACAAACCAACGTTTGCAAGGGCATAGCCAATGTACACCGTGAACATAGGCCAGTTGCCCTTGCAAGCCTGCTCTATGCTGATATACACATAAATCAAACCAGTAACGATAATCAGCGGGCCACTCATACCTCGATCAGCTTGCCACGAAACTGCACAACATTGTCGTTAAACTTGTGCACAAACTCCGGCCACAATAGTTGACCGTCAACAAATGTTAGAACGGCAAACCCACTGCGCCAGTTGAGCGGATTTTCCTCGGTGTAGTCGCGGAACTGTGGGCCTTCTGGGTCTGCAAGAGTCCCTGTGTCAACTCCAAACCTTGTTCCGTCATAGTCGGAAAACGGAGTGACTTTCAGCGAATGAAGATGGCCTGTAACGATAGACTTGCCAGCCCAGATCGTATTGTTGTGCGTAGCGTGTATGCCACCCTTGAACCTATGTTTGACAACAACATCATCGTTTAGCCAAACGGACCAAGTCATATCCCATTTCGGGAAGTGGTCACGCAACCGGAAACCAGAAACCTGCTCGAACTCTGGCGAACCGTTGGCGAGTTTTGTCTCGAATCGAGAATCGTGATTGCCCATCGCCCAGATAAGTTTGCAGTTCGGCTTGACCAGCTTTTCAATTTCTTTCAGCGAGTCCTGACACGCTCGGAGTTCTTCTATCACCGATGGCAGTTGCTGCCACATAATGCGCGGATGCCTTGAGATTGACGCACCGTCGAAAATGTCACCGTTTGCAATAACAGCGTTTGGATTAGTCTCTTTGATAGCCCAGAGCAAGCCACGAAATGCGGTAGTCCGTAACCCTGGCCAGAAATGCGCGTCAGAGAACACTAAGACAGTGCCGTTAAGAATACCGAGGTTCAACCTGTTTTCGTATTTACCACCTGCTGACTGAAACCGTTCGGCTAGTTTGCCTTCAATGCTAAGACTTATGTTGTACTTTTTTTCCAGGTTGCGTCTGCGGGAATAAATGTTTCTAGGTGTGACGCCGATTGCTTTCGACATCTTGATTGGCGATTTCAGCTTTTGCCAAAGCTGTATGAAATCTTTGTCAGAAATATCAGGATTCATATCTCGCCTCAAAAATGAGACGTTCAAGCACATTGATGACTGTATGCTCTGTGGCGCTTAACGCCACATCGTCCGATTTGGAGTCCCTAGCAACCTCAATCAAATCGAACAACAGAATGTGCAGAACTTCATGCAGGGCAGTTTTGCATAGCGACTCGGACGTTATTTCTTCTCCGCCCCAGTCACCTATCCGGTAAACAGCTAATCGCGGCTCTGGCTGGCACTCGACTTCAGCCATTGCGCCTTTTTGCGCTGACTTCTTGCCTCGCTCAATCCGCCAGCCAAGCAGCCCTAGTTCTGTTTGCCACTTGACAATGTACGAATCAAACTCCGCAATCTGACTGTCTGTTGGCCTGTTTTTCACGATGCTTTTATGCCAAGTACATCGCTCGTTCGTCTTTGCGTCGAGTCTCCAACCCAGGCAAGACACGCCCGCCGCCTTTATTCCACTTCAAAAACTCATTAGATGCGCCTTCGTGGTCTCCACGGTTGTGCTTTTGTCGTAACGTAGAGTTTTGCAGGTTGCCTAGCCCAACATTGAAAGCGAACGAAGTGAGTGCAAGATGGCGATTGCTAAGAGGAGCCACAGTACATAATCTGCGTACCCCGTCCAGAAACCGCGCAAGATCTTCCTGAAGTAGCGCATCAACTTCCGCCTCGCTAAACGTTCTGTCCCATCCTTGCGGGATTGGCAGGCTTAATCTGTCCTCAAACGGAACCCGCAGATGTGCAGGATCGATTAACCTTCCAACGCCAACGGACCACAGCCGAGCAGGGCATTGATATGGTTGGTATCGCACCCCCTCGTGGTGCTTCAACATTTCAATCAGGTTTTTCACTTCTTGCTAAATGCTTGTGATCCAAACCAGAACGATATGATTGACGCCCAGATGATCTGAGTGTCAGCATCCCACAAGTTTGCTAGAACCTCTGCAAACGGCGTCCCAAGATGCCACGCATACGCTGCGCCAAAGGTGTTAATGAAGCAGAGCAACGCAAACATCCCGTAGGTAATTACAGGTCTGACCAAGGCACGAGCGTTAATAACCCACCGGCTTGCACCTTCACCGATGGCAATATCGTGAGCATACAAGGCTTGTTTTTCTTGTAGCGCCACCTGTTGGGTAGTAACGTTTGCGTTGATCTGCAACTGATCTGTTCGGATCTCCTCAACCCTAGCCTGAGCCTCAAACCCAGCCTTCCGTAGCTCTAGCTCACGCTCAATCTGCATTTGGGCGAGCGCCAATTCATGCTTTTTGTCTGCGCGGTCCTGAAAGAAGTCTAGTAGTTTTGGCAGACCGCCAGCAAGAAATGACAACAACGTGGTGAGCAACGTAATCATTTAGACACCTCTGCCAGTGCAATCATCATGACAACCATCCCTAACACAAACAACGAAACGAACTTCATCTGCCGGGCCATGCGTCGATGATGTAGCTGACCAAGTGAAACAGAATCAGACCACCAGTAGCAACAACGACAGCGATCAACGCTCGCTCTTTCTTCTGCTTTGCTAGCCGTTCTTTTTCTCGTTGTGCTGCCAACTCTGCCGCCTTGCGTCTCTGTACTACCGCATTGTGCTCGCGCTGGATCTCATCCCACACATCAGCTTGACCTGACCATATCAGAAACTGTTTGAGTTCCTGCGTCATTTCGCGCACTTTCTTAGCGGCAATGACGGTTTCCAGAGCCTCTGACATTGCAGATTGCTCTGAAGGCTTCTGCTTGGCCTTTTCCTCTAGTGACGCTTTTTGTAGTTGATCTTGTGCGTCAAACAACTTCATGAAGTCGCCAAGGCACTCGTGCGCCTCTTTGCCGATCTGGATCGCTTGCTTGATGCCAGCGACCGCAGCCTGGGCTGTAGCGAGTACAACGGCAACTTCAATCATGTCATACCTTTAAGACCAGTCCCAAGAGCAGAGCAATGATAAACGCAGCACTGCCAATCAGCAGTTGTTCAAGACGCTTGAGACGAGCGTTGATGCCAGCGTATCTTTCCGCGCAAACCGCTTCGTGCGTCATAAGTTTCGCTTCGATCTCATTCATGTCTTAATGATGAAATAGATACCCAGATAGGGCGGGAGGTTCGCGTTAATGCCAGACGAACCGGTTGTGCTAATTCCAACAGAGATACCAGTAGAACTGGTTCCGGTAACCGTGTTGACATTGTTATCTGCAAAGTCACCACCGG